CTACAACTGGACCGTCATAGTCTTTGATACTACCTTCTTCTATCATTTCTCTTTCTTCAGAATATTCTCTGAAGAATGGACTTATTAAAGACCCCACAATGACATCTTGTTCGTGTTCTAAATTTAAATATTTATTAGGTACTTGTTTAGCAAGCTCAAGCGCACCTTCTCTATCAACTAGATCTCCATTTTTATTTGCATTATCAGAAACGTAAAGATCTGCTGAAAGAAATAAAAGATCAGGATTTTTTTCTATATCTCCTTCTGATACGTCTAGCGTATCCTTTAAATTTTGCAAAGATGCTTTTGATAAATTAGACCCCTTTAGCGAAACTATATTCGCCTTTGAAAGGAAGGTGCTTTTATACTTGAATTTATCACTTAATGATGAGCGCATATAGTTATATACATAGGAACACCAAAATTGAGAAGTTATTTAGCATGATAGATTAACATGCCCATAAAATCATCTGTAAGTTCAAAATCATTACATATGCTTTTAATTTGTTCTTCAATTTGTGGATTCCTCAAAATAACTTTCTTCTCAATAACTTCTTGAATTGCGTTTTTCCAATCTTTGATTTCGTAATTTTTAGAAATGTTATATGCAATAGATTTAGTTATCTCTTTCTGCTTTTCGCTAATTTCATCTATGCCATACTTTTTAGAGAACGACTTATTCACGTCAGACTTAAGATTGTCATACTCACCCAAGACATCTTTAACACTTTTTATAGAAAGCTGCTGAATGCTGCCGACCCTTCTTTGTCTAACTTCGTTAAACCCAGATTCCTTGCTTGGTGGTCTTCCAACTTGATTACTAGAGGGCTTGTCGTTGCTCTCTGTGTCAGAATCCAAAGGATTGTATTGACTATTGTTGAAAATCTGAGGAAAGTAAATGTCTTCTTCTTTTTGTTTCTTAAACTTTCTTTGGGACAGAACACTCTCATGTGAATTAGGAAGCATGCCATTTTTAGTCGCTTCAAATAATTCTTCTGGGGTTAAGAAACCGAGTTCTGCCATTCTGGTATAAACTCTGAACATTTGAGCGTCATCCTCTAAACTTACAGAAGACAATTTCACAGTGGGTTTCGCATTGAATCCCATTTTCTCGCAAACGTCATGCAATTCGTCTTCAAGCCACTTCTTAAATATATTCTGACCTTTTTGTAGCCTTTCGCAAAAGATCTTTACTTTGGTTACGGAATTTGAAAATGTTTCATTGCCTCCAAATACTGTTTGCAAACCTTCTCTAATGTCTTCATTAACTTGCTCGTATTTAGCCTTACCGATAATCTTATCAATGTCTGGTATGACATACTCAGCCTTTGTGGTATAATCGGCAACTAGAACTCGTTGAGCCTTTTTGTTCTCGAAAAGAGTTCTCATATAAGCCATGTGTTCAGGATTAGGAGGAAGCTCTGTTCCATCTCTACCCTTGGCTCCGCCCATAGTAAGAAGAAGAAGCATGCTATCCAAAGAGCTAATAATCTGTCTATCAGCGTTCTTCATTTCCATTTTCAATTCTATATCGTCTAATACTCCATAAAAAAGAGGGACGGCAAAATATTCGTAGTCCTGCTTCTGGTAAAAGATAGAATCAACATCTTCCAATGGCACTCTTAAAGTTTCTTGAGAACTACCATAATTTTCACTATAATTTTGTATTTGAACCTGAATCTCCTTATCTAATTTATTAAAAATAGACTTTTCAGTTGGAGTTTTTGGGTTCTTAAGTCTTTGAATTTCATAAGGGCTAAGTATTTTGTATACAGCAGAATCATATGTTACACCACCTTCAAGAGCTACTTGCGCTGGATTAAGAACAGTATACTTAACTGGAATATTTACGTTGCCACTCTTAATATCCTTGAGGCTATTGATATCTTTTTTATTTACGTTGCCACCTATCTTATATACAAAAAGATTGCAAGATCTATAGAGTTCTCGATAGAACTGCTCAGAAAATCCCTGCATGTTCACAGCTTCTAGCCAGCCTTTACAAAATGCCTTTGCAGAACTATTCTTATCACTTATCTGAATCTCCGAAACCGAAAATTCTACCATAGTTTCAATAGTATTCCTGAATAACTGAAATTCTTCCCAAGCCTTCTGACACAAGTATACAACTTCTTGAATACCAATATATCCGTCCGCATACCTACGATAGAGAGTTCCTTTACCAATCAAATTGGGAAACCTTGAAGCTAGTTTGCTGTCTACTCCTAATGCGCTGTCAAAAGTTCTACCAAGAAATCCATCCCTACTGTTATTCCCAGCTACCATTCCAATGCTCTTTTCAAGAGTCTCTCTATTAGAGAAAACATCATTATAAGTTAGTTCTGGCCCTTGACTGGAAGCCTTGGCTTCTTTTTGAGCATAATACGCTTTTCTATCTGTATGATAAAGAGAGCTTGAGTTGTATTTCTTTTTTGCCATTTGTTAGATATTACATTTAATGTGACTTTATGTGAAAGATTAGAACATCATTGGAGGAACCCAAGTCGGTGCTTCTTCTTCGTCTGTTTCGTTAAGTAATTCATAGCATTTTCTACCCCAATTTGCAAGTAAAAGTGCTGAGTAGCTATCTTTTCTAGGCTTGTCTGGCGTATTCATTTTTCTCATTGCCGTTGGCAAATCAAATGTTTGATGACCTTGTGGAGATGCAGTCATTTTAACATTTGCACATTCTGTTCTAGATTGTGAGATTAATCTGACTTGATGCTCAATAAAGTCGTATTGCTTTTTCTTTAACCAATCATCTTCCTTAAAGTTGTCTTCGTTTTCTTGGCCATATAGATAATTGATTTTATCTATTGGTATATTCCTCTTTCTGACCATGCTCTCGAATTCACTATCGATAGGAGAAGAAGCAAAGAATAGTTTTCCTCTATCAAAACACATTTGCATATATTCATTAGCTTCCCTGATCCATCCAGTATTAAAGTTTTGGATATGCACAATCTTTCTAGCGCCCAAGTCATAAGAACTTTTACTATCTCGAACGTCCTTCTCTGAGTCAAATTTAGCTTCAAAGTCCTCTAGTTTCAAATTTCTTTCTTTAAACAAAGACGAATTATTCCACGTATCTAAAGATTGTCTAGCACCAGCAAAATCCATTATGATATACTCGATATTAAAATGAGTAATTAGATAAATTACATATTCAATAATGTTATCCGCTTCAAGACCTGCAACGGCGTAGTTATGAACCAAAGTAGCTTTGTTTTGCTTTCCTCTCTCTACCTTTAACAAAGCCATCGCGTAATTATCACTAGTCTCTGAGTTACTAAAGTTAGGATCAATACCAAGAATGTAAAAATACTTCGATGGATCATCTCCCCTAATTTCAACGTGAGGATACTCGCCTGGGCTTAAAGTCCTCTTGGCCATTACAGACATCTTGAAATACGATGCTGAGTCTGGAGAGAACTGTGCTTCATACTCTCTCCTAAAAGAGTCTTCAGACATCGATTCTTGTTCTCTTAAAACAAATGTTTTTGATAGTAGTTCGTCTGGATGAGCTTCCCAGCCCAAGTTCACAATACCGTAAGTTATTTCTCCATCTTGTCTCTCTAAGTTTGGATCTAGAATTTTGTCCCTATAGCTCTCAAATCTCTTATAGAAAGACTCGAATTCATAACAGGCAGAAGAAAGCATAATCATCTTATTGTTAGCAAATCTCCTTCTTTCACTTTCTTGCATTTTGCCGCTTTTTATTAATTTATCTTCCAACTCCTTAGTTTTAACTCTCTCGGAAATATTAGCATTTACAATCATCATTGGTCCAATAACTTCATCAATGATATTTTGAGGAATAGCAAAAGCCTCATCAAGAATAATGACTTGCGCTCTAGCACCACGAATCTTCTTTCCATCACCCAAAGCCATAGCAAAAATTTCTGATTCTGGTCCAAAAACTCCAGTTCCAATTTTAATAGAATACCTATCTGGATCTCTCTTGTAACTTTTATCAGTTAAGAACTGTCGCAGCAAAAAAGCATTAGGCTTCTTTGCTATGTCCATAATATAATTGAGCAGGGTTTTTGCCTGTCTTAGAGTTGGACCCAATACTAGAATTTTAATACCAGGATGAGTAATAGCGTATATCAGGGCAAATACAGCCGCAGTGAAGGTTTTAGCACCACCTCTAGCACTAACGTCTAAAGTAAAGTCTCTCTTCGCTAGAATAGCTATCTTGGCAATCTGATAGCTAAACAAATTTTCCCCTCCAGTTAACATATTATAAAGTAATCCTGGCTTTGAAGCTAGTAACTTTGCAACCATTTCAGCAGCTTCTGCTTGAGTCAAGTCACCCTGCACTTTAAGCATTTCATCTACTATGTTGGGATTTTCTAATCCAAAATTTCCTTTTTCAATCATTTTATTTTTTTGGTATCTAAGAGGTATTGCAAGTCATACTTTTTAGCATTTTCTCCCATCATGCCTATCTTTGTTATCAAGTATTCACTCTGTTCTCTGCCGCCAGAAAAAAGAAATTGAACATTATCATATGTCTGAAGCATTTTCCTAATTCTATGAAAAATAAAATTAGATGTCGATTTGGAATATCTTTTATTGTAGTTATAACCAGTAGCCTTGCTATAGGCATAGTCAATCATAACTATGATATACGCTCCAGCATTATCAGCTCTTTCTATCTCTCTACAAAATCTATCATAACCTTTAGACATTGTACCCCATAAGTCTGTAATAGACTTTCTTTCAAAGAATGTATTACAAAAGTAAGGTTCATTGATAAAACCATAATCACCAAAATCGAACTTATGTTTTATGGTTTTAATTCCCTTAAAATCTAATCTATTCTTCTCTCTCGTATCAATCCCTATAACAGCTCCATTTAAATCCTCAAATTTATACTTTAAATCCTCATAAGAAAATCTCTGCTTCAGACCTAGTTCTTCCCAAATAGAAACTTCATGAATATAAGGATAGGCGTTTATAGAAGGAACCTCTTTTAAGTTTCTTGCCTCCACTTGACATGGCACGAACTGTAATTCGTCTTTTTGCTTTCTAAAGTTAAATCCCTTCTTGATAAAAGATAATGCAGTGTCTTTGTCTTGTATCTTTAGCCACTTGCTCATATTTCTTTTATGAGTAAAATATGTAGATAAATAGCTAGCCCTATCTTTATACTTTATTTTTTCGTTAGAGTATAGATCATATCTTGGTTCAAATTTTTCAAAATATTCAGCCATTAAGATTTTCTCTCTGCGCAAATATTTTTTAAACTCTTTTTCTGTTTCGAATTCTGAGTATCTCATTGCTGACTAATAATTTCAGATTTTGTAATTCCTAAAATTCTTGATATATATTCGTCCATATTATCAAGTTCATCTACATCTTCAGAGAGAAGTTCGTCTTTCTTCTTTTGCATTTCAAGAATTTGCTTGCGTTCTTTTTCTTTCATGAACTTTTCAATAATAGAAAGAATAGTAACATTGTCTGGAGATTTGTCTTTGAGTCTTTGAGTTCTTGTGCCTTCCAAACTCTTCTGTAACTTCTCGATTCGACCCATACATTTATCTCTATTTTGTATCTGTTTATCTATACTTTCAACTAGTGTATATTGAATCTTATCTTCATTTCTCATGGAAACTTCAAGCATCTCCTGAAGTTCCTGTTGGTGCGATTTAATTTGATCTAAATGAACTCTCTCTCCAGCCAAATCAATGTATTGAGATATCTCTCCAGAAGTTAAATCTTCTTTGTCCCAAGTATCACAAATAAAACTCTCCAAGAATCTTTCTCTTTCGATTTCTTCTTTAAAGTTTTCTAAAGTATGCTTAACTCCAACCCTCTGCAAGTTAACGCACAAACTTTCGATAGATTCTACCTGATGATCTTTTAATTTTTTCTCTTCAAGTTTAGCGCCAGTATATTTGTTTATGACAATCAAAGCAGAAGACACGCTATCAGGATACTGAAATTTAGTCTTTTTATTCTGCTTGTTGGCAGATGCTCCAATTTCATTTAAAAACCTCGCTATGGCTACCCCTGGCTTACTAAAAGCTACTCTACGCAGCTCAATCTCTCTTAGATCTGGGAAAAGTTCCAATGCAAGCTCAGTGGTTGACATTTTTTCGAAGTTAAATCTAAGAAACTCCTTTTGCTTGTCGGTCAACTGAAAAGCTTCATATTCTGCGCTATTAATACTTCTGACTTGAGGCTTTACATTTAAATCTTCAGATAAGAATTTTTTTACAGCAATACCTTCCAAAGACCTTCCATCTTTAGATTTATCCCCAGTAATAGATACTGTGATACTTTTTACGTCATACTCAAGCTCTTCCGCATTCTTTTTAATCCACTCCTTCTGAGTGTCTGTTAATGTAAACTTATTTTTCATGCAAAATCGTAATCTTCTATTGTTAAAAGTTCTTTTGCTATCTCTTTAATAATCTTTCTATGCAAAGATAGGTTTCTATATCCTGGGTTTCTATTTTTTTCGTTAGTAGTATAACCTAATTTTTTTGATATTTCGTGATCTTCTTGCTTTTGCATATAAGTCATATCAAATATTTTTAAAGTAGTGGGAGTCATTTTATATTTGATATTTTCGATCCTATCGACAATTTCTGTTCTCACTGAGTTTAGAAATTTTTCATAATCAATATTCAAATCTTCTACTTTGCTCACCTCTACAAAATCAGAATCAATATCTGATGCCGTTTTTATTTCATAAGCGCTCTTTTTTCCTTTTGACCACTGCTTAAACTTACAGCATTCATTGCATTGAATTTTACTCTCTGTAAAGCCGCAAGAATCTCCACCGTTGTTAAAATAACAATCTGAGCAAGGTTTGCTATGATTAGTAAAAAGATTTCTCTTCTTATTAATCAATTGATTGTGAATTACTCTAGAACACCAAGGATCAAAAGGCTCTTCTTGTTTCCATTGAGAGAACTTAAGATATATGTGCAATTTCACATCTTGCTTAAAATCTTCAAATTCGTAATGTTTAATTACATCGAGATTCCATTTGTTTTTATATCTATTTAGAAGGTTCTCAATATTAGGTTCGACGTCTTCAAAAATAATCATTATGCTTCTTCAATCGAATTTTCTTTCATTCTAGCTCTTAGCTCGTCTATGGTTGCGAATGATTTCTTTCTATTCGCTTTCTTATTACTTGATTCGCTAGAACCCATAACGTTTTCGATTTTTAAAACTGACTCTTCTTGACTATCAAAATCAAAGTCTAGACTTTGTATAGACATTT